TAGTCCTGACCTATTTGTCTGTGAGGCTGTCCAAACTGGACATTTGAATTGCTGTGCGAGGGAACGCAGCCCTTCATAAATAGATTCCAACTCTACTCTTTTCTCTCTGTTCTTGTTTACAGGTTTTAAGAGATCGCCATAATCTACAATAACTAAATCTGGTTTCAAGTCTCTCGCAATCAATCTTTCGATGTGGTTACGAAGAGTCTCTACCGATGCTGTCTTGGTGGGATACTCTTTTACGATAAGAGTGCCATCAATGTTTTCAACGGTATCTTTAATTAGATCTTTGTATTGGAAAAGTTCGTTGAGTTTGACGCCTGTAATACAACTATCATATCTCTGTCCGACAACAGTGTCGGCAAGCTCAAGAGTATAATGTACTACTGTCTTGCCAGCCTTGACTGCTGTCGCTCCAAGATGTGCGAGCACCATTGACTTTCCTGCCCCTGTTGGGGCAACAACAACACCCAACTCACTTGAACCCAAGCCGCCGCCTGTAATACGGTCAACTTCTGCCCAGTTGGTTGTAACCGGACTTCTGGTTTTGAGTTCGTATCTCTTCTCAAAGTCAGCAAGATAGTCGTGACCAAAGTCATTGGAACTACCCAACTTGATTGCCTCTGAAATGAGAGTTGTGATCTCGTCAAACGAAGACTCGTTAATAAGTCTTGCTGACTTGATCATCGCTTCCTTCAACTTCTGCTTGCGACAGAAGTCTAATGAAGTGTCCTTGATAAACTCTGAGTTATCAATACTTGGCTTCGCCATAATGCGTGCTGCGTAATCAACCACTTGCTTTTTGACGGCATCGTTTTCTTCTCCCAGCCCAGACTTGATAATGCTAATCATTACCTTATAGTTGGGATGGATCTTGTATTTCTCTTTATGATTTCTAATCATATCAACAAATACACGAAGATACTTGAGTTCTAGGAAGTTTACGTCCAAGACCTCAAAGATGCGGTCAGCAAATGGGCGATCATTCAGAATCAAGTGACAAAGGTCTTCTTGGAACGATTTTCCGTATTTTGAGAATGAAGCCTTTTGATTCATCGCCTTTCCTTTTTGGTATCTTATTCTATCGTATCTCGGGTCTCAGGTCAAGTTGTTTTATGGAATTCCGTGATTCTCTGCAAAAGTGCAGTTAGACCCGACCAGTCAAAGCTTGCAAAACCATTCTGAACGGAAAGTTTCTTCAACTCTGTAAGGTTGAAAGAATGATCAAACTCATCAATAGCCCAGTCAATCTTATCCCGACCTTGAACTGAAATGCTCGGAGGATTCAGGTTCATTACCTTGTAGTTGTTCCGAACAAGTTCAATGTTCTCTACGACAGAACTATAAAACTTAGGACCTTCAATGTTCTCCTTGCAATACTGCTCCAAGTGATCAAGACCAAAAGACATAGGCTCAGCCATAAACGGCAGTCGCTTTGCGATGGTCTTGAGACCAGCACGAGGAACGCCAACAAGGTTGTCGGACTTGTCGCCTGCGATAGCACGGGCCAAAGCAAAGTTGTCTGGGGTAATGCCGAACTCTTCAAGAACATTTACCTTGTTTAGGATCTTCTTCTGAATGGGGCGAAGAAGAACTGTCTCGCTATCAAGAAGTTGAATAAAGTCCTTGTCCGAAGATACGATTACTTTCTGATGGCCTTTAAACTTCGGATGATTAGAAATGTAAGAAATAACATCGTCTGCCTCTACTCCCGGTAGCATTAGTTGAAGAATAGGAGTGTTGTTCAAAACCTCCATAAGAAGGGCCTGCTGCCAAATCTGGTTTTCCTTCTCGGACTGCTTGTCCATTCCTTCAATCTCGTAGTTCTTACGCAGGGGCTTGCGGCCTTCCTTGTACTCCTTGATGACCGCACGACGCCGTAGGGAGCCTCCGGGGCCGTCCCAACAAAGAACAACGCTTGTGGCCTTGGTCTCACGAATGGTCTTTCGTAGGGAGCCAAGGGTTCCTACCAGTCCGCCAACGGGATTTCCGTTTGTTGAAATACTGGGGTTGATGATGTAGTTCCTGAGATACATGTTCAGGGCATCAATAATAACAATACGCTCAGTCATTTAACCTCCAAGTTTGCTGACGGGCTTTGTAACGGTAGTCATCGTTACTTTGTTTCAAGTTGATAGTGGCGTGGTGCTCGTTATCAATAGTGTAGACAACCTTTTTGATTCCCATGTGCTTCATAATAGTCATACACATAGGACACGGCTTTGAAAGCCGAAAGTCGCCTGAACGTCCGATACGAGCAACATAGACCACTGCATTTTTACTAACTGCTTTGTCCACACCAAGTAGACAACCAAGTTCGGCGTGCTGTGTTGCGTGGCCACAGTCGTGAGTGCGAAAGCGATTTGCCCAGTTTACAAGACGGAGGTTGTTACAGGAAGTGCTAATAACGCTTCCACCCTTAACCAATACTGCTCCGTGACGATAGTCGGGCGAAGTGCTTTCATCTGCGACCTTTGCGGCAATCTCTAAAAACCTGCGATTGCGTCGCGACATAAAACCCTCCTTGCATTATTATAATAGCACAAGGAGGGCTCATAGTCTATGGTTCAAATGTCAAGTAAATGTCTACTCTTCTGTAAGGGTCTTATCACCATCAATATCAAAGAAGTTTGAAGCGTCTCCTTCTTGTCTCTCGAACTTTAAGATTACTTCTTCATCCATAATCTCGAAGACACGCTGTCTGAACTTCTCGTCTTTTAGCATCTCAGGCCAGTTTGTGGCTTGGAACTTCTTCTCAGTTCCATCGGCAAAGTTGATACTATACCAAGCCCCTCTCTGGTTTAGGTGGTCTGAATGCTTGATGGCTGTAAACCAACTATCCTCGTCCATAATCTTGGCTTCTCCGCCAGCCCAAAGGATCTTGTAAGTACATTCGCGATGGAGTGAGCCAAAGCGTGACTTCTTGATCTTGGCCTTTACTTCTGAACCAATCTGGAAACCTCTGTCGTCAAGAATAAAACTTGCCTTTGACTTACGGCCAGTTAGCCAGATGCGTAGTGAATAGGCGTAAGCAGGCCCCTTACCACCGGGAGTGAAATAAGGATTGACCATTGCTTCTGCGATGTTAGACGTAATGTTTGTCTTCAACTGATTCAAGATCAGTAATGTGCAGTTCTTATTCGCAAGTGGAGTTGTAATCTTACGGAAGACCTTTGAAAGAATACGAGGCTTCATAGCCATTGTACGCTGTGGATTGAAGTCAGTCTCCAAGTCCGCTTCGCACGGTGTATTCGCCAAAGAGTCAAGAATAAACAACATTTGATTGTCGTTAGTTGCCAAAAGTTCTTCAATGGTCTCAAAGACCATCTCTACCGAAGTAGCCTGAACATAAAGCAACTTGTCCAAGTCGCAGCCTGAGGCTTCCAAGAAGCCCGGATCTACCGCTGCCTCAGAGTCAAAATAGATAACATCCATTCCCATCTTCTGAGCGTTTGCGGCAGACTGAACGGCCATATAAGACTTACCTGTGCCCTCAAGGCCAGCAATCTCAACAACCTTTCCTACTGGTAGCCCAGCAAGACGACCGCGACAAATAATAGAATCCAACCAACGACAACCAGTTGGAATCCACTGCGTAACCTCAGTTGGGTTACTTTCTTTCAAATCATGAGCAACCTCTTGTCCTGCTTTCTTATTGACAAGAGCACGCATGTCCGCCATAGACAGACGACCTGCCTTGGGAGCACTTTTCTTCTTGGGCATTTTTCTCTCTGGGTTATTCTGTTATAAGATAAGCATTACGGAACCGTTTTCTCGTAATGCTAAAGTCCGGACCCGTGTACGGGGTGCCGGCCTCAGTAATAACTTCAATCGGGTATTCTGACGCCTCGCCTGTTTCCATTGTCGCGAGTGTTGCAGCCAACAAAGTAATAATAATAATCACGATGTAAAACAATGGACCATCGGGCCCTTGCCTCCTCCAATCTTCTATCATTGCCTTGAATCTAGCCATAATACTTATCTCCGATTTCACTCATTAAATAGTTCCGGGGCACAAGAAGTGCCCCGAAAAAATGTCCTCAACTGTTCATCAACTGTGAGTATGCTGCCTCAATGTCGTCGGTAGCACCTGTGTTGTTGTAATGAATCTCCTCTGCTCCTGTGTTCTCGTCCGCAAGAACCTCATCAAGAATGTTCTGTGCGTCCTGAGATGAAACACGCTCAAAGAGCTTGGAAACATCGGGCATGTTGTTGAGAAGTTCGACACACCGCTGTGGTCCGCCGACAGCATCGTTACATAGGATGCTGGTACGACGACGAGGGTTGATGTTGGTCTCTGGGAAACGCTTGCCTGCGACCTTACCGTAAGTAATGGTCAGGTCGGTTCCCTCATCAACATCGGTGATGTCGCCGTACTCTGGGTTGAGAACAAGACCAAGAAGCTTCTTGTATGCGGTTACACCGTAACCCCAAGCACGAATACCCTTGTCTTCCTCGCCACGAACGAGAACTGGTGAGAAGTAACGCTGCTTGACGAACATGCTCTTAGCCTTCTGCTTGATCTCGTCGTTGTTGGAAGCAACACCGTCTCGCCAAAGTGATGACGCAAACTCGCAGATAGCACAGTCATCATCAAAGTTACGCTTTGGACATAGAACAGTCTTACGCTTTCCGTTTACTTCAAGGTAGTGGAAATGCATCTCCTTGAAGGGGTCGCCATCTTCGGGACAGATAATACGAATGTCCTGATCTCCGTCCTGTGGCTTCCAAAATGGGCTCTCCTTGGACCGACCATCGCCGTCCAGTGTTGCCTGCTTCGCTCGCATCTTATCTAGATTAATAGCCATAATGGCCTCCTATTGTGGTAATTGTGGGCACTTTTAGCCCTAAAGTAAGCAAGAAGATTTATTCTTGCCTCTGTTGTGTGAAAGATGTATGTTTGATAACATACGCAAAATCCCTATCATAACTGGTAGGGAAGATTCCAAAAGACAAACTATGGTCCTTAGCCAATCTTGTCTTCAACTCCTCTCGGACTTGCATCAACAAGTTGTTGGACTGCTTTAGCCTTTCCTCGCTTACTGCATAAATATAGCATGATTCACGAACTTGGTCAAGAGGAAAAAACAGTTTTTCTTCGCCT